GTTGCGGCATTCCCAGACCTGTATGCCGCTCTTTTCAAATGCCTGCTTCTCCTGCACGTTGCTCAGGAGCTTGCGGTAGCGCTCCTCATGCGCCTTCTCGATGGCCGCAACGCCGCGGAACTTCGCCGCCAGCTCCGCGAAGCCCTCTTCCTCGGCCTCGGCCGCCATGCGCTCGTACATGTCGGTCCACTCGTAGTTCTCGCCCTCCGCGGCGTGGAGCAGGTTCTCCTCGACAGTTCCAAGCTCGCCCAGCTCCTTGAACCAGAGCTTTGCGTGCTCCTTCTCGTTGTCAGCCGTTTTCAGAAACAGCTCCGCGATCTGCTCGTATCCGGCCTTCTTGGCGACTGACGCGAAATAGGTATACTTGTTTCTCGCCTGTGACTCACCGGCGAACGCGTCCCAAAGGTTCTTCTCGGTTTTTGTTCCGCTGTATTTATTCATATCCAAGCTCCTTTCAAGCTCATGATGGTGGCATTTTTATAATAAGCTTTTCTGGAGAAAAAGTCAATAAAGCTTGCCGCACGGAGTGCTTTTTGTGTAGTTTTGGCTTTAAATGGTACCGTGAAGCCGTCATTGCAGGCGGGCTTTCAGGCTCTCCCACAGCTCTATGATCCTGAATTTCAGCAGGTATCCGTCCTGCTCGCTGATTATGCCGTAGTCTTCCGTCTCCATCGCCGCGCGCAGTTCATCCTCCGTCACGGCGCCGGTGCAGAGCGGCGGGAAGGCCACGCACCACCAGTTATGCCCTTCCCCCTCGCCGAGTATCACGCGCAGGGACTCATATTCCCCCGCGGGGAGCGCGAAGCCGTCATAGCGCCGCGTCGGATATCTCTCTCGGCCAAGCGTGACGCGGATCGTCCGCCCCTCGGCGGCGGATTCGGCGGCCTTTGCGATGCCGTCGGTATTGGCCGCGATAAGCTCACGCGCGGCCTCGGCGTCCGTGGCGCCGTCGAGCCGCGGAGCCAGATACTCCAGCACGGCATCGCGCACGCGGAGCTTTATCTCCTGCTCCTGCGTTTCGTCCGACGCCGCGATGACATGCAGGCGTATCAGCCGCGAGCTTATCGAGCTTTGCCGCGCCTCCGCCCACGCACCCGCGCACAGGCTTATGCTCAGCGCCAGCAGCGCCGCCAGCTCCCAGATCCGCAAACTTCTTTCCTTATTATAATTACGTACCTTATTATAACTAAACATAAAACGACCGCCTCACTATGTATCGTTGTACACAGTATCGGCGGTTGTTCTGATTTTTATACAGCGGCTCGCACAGGAGCCGTTCAGGTCAACGCCCTGACCCCGCCCGCGAGACAGCAGAAGCCGTAATCCTTCTTCAGCTCATCGCGCGCGGCTTCGGCGGCGGCCTTATCGGTAAAGATTCCGAAGACGGCGGAGCCGGTGCCGGTCATGACGGCGCCGAGCGCGCCATGGTCGATGAGCACGTTCTTTATCGCCGTGACCGTCCTCATGCGCCGGTCGTTCACGTCCTCGAAAACGTTATACATCCTGCGGCAGATATCGCCCAGGTTCGCCCGCTCCAGCGCGGAAACGATGCCCGCCGTGTCGGGATGACGGCGCAGGCTGACCTGGTCGAGCTTGCGGAACAGCTCCGGCGTGGATATCGAAAACTGCGGCTTGCAGATGACGAACACGCAGTCCGGCAGAGGCGGCAGCGGGGTGAGCAGTTCGCCGCGCCCGCGCGCAAGCATCGTGCCGCCGCGGACGCAGAAAGCAACATCCGACCCGACCTCCGCGCCGAGCTCTTCAAGCCGTTCGACGCCGAACCGGTTCCCGAACGCGCGGTTCAGCCCGCGCAGCACTGCGGCGGCATCCGTTGAGCCGCCGGCCATACCCGCGCCGACCGGAATGCGCTTATCAATGCGGATGCACAGGCCGCGCTCCGGCTCGCCCGCGGCTTCGAAAAACTTCTTCGCCGCCCTGACGGCGAGGTTCCGCTCGTCGCTGGGGATGAAGGGGAGATTCGTACGGGCAAAGATGCGGCTGCCGTCAGTGAAGCCGAGGCGCACATCGTCGCACAGGGAGACGGTCTGCATCACCATCGCCATGTCGTGATACCCGTCGTCCCGCCGCGCGGTGACGTCCAGCGAGATATTTATTTTTGCATAGGCTTTTTCAATTATATCTTCACGCAAACAGATACACTCTCATTTCATAGGGTCTGGTCGTAAAGCCCTCGGATATGACGAAATTATGCTCATAATTGTTCAGCACGAGCGCTGCCTTGCTGATCTTCAGGCTTTCGGGCGCGTCGAAGCGCACGGCGTCCCGCGTGAACGAGCATATGACCAGCATCTTTTTGTCCTCGTAGCTGCGCAGATAGACATAGAGATTCTTGTCGTTGGGCAGCAGTTCCTGATAGTCGCCGTAGATGGCGATGGGGTTCTCCTTGCGGAACTTCAGCAGCTTGCGGTAGAAGTTCAGCAGCGAGTCCGGATCGTCCTCCTGAGATGCTACGTTTATCTCGGTGTAATTATCGTTGACGTAGAACCACGGCTTGCCGGTGGAGAAGCCCGCGTTCTCGCCGTCGGACCACTGCATGGGCGAGCGCGCGCTGTCGCGGCAGGAGCGCTGTACCATCTCCAGCACCTTTTTCTTCGGCATGATCTTGGACGCGATGCGCACGGCGTTATGGGTCATAACGTCCTCGTACATGTTCACGTCCGGCAGGCGCAGGTTCAGCATGCCGATCTCCTGCCCCTGATAGATAAACGGCGTGCCGCGCTGGAGCATATACATCGCAGCCAGCATCTTGCCGCTCTCGTTGCGGTAGGCCTCGTTGCCGTAGCGGCTGATTATGCGCGGGTGATCGTGATTTTCGATATACAGCGCGTTCCAGCAGCGTCCGGCCAGCTTATACTGCCAGTCGCTGAAGGCGCGCTTCATCTTGACGAGATTGAAGGGCAGCTGCACCATGTCTATCATGAAACAGTCCGCCTCCATATGCGAGAAGGCGATCATCTCGTCGAGCACCTGATCCGGCCCCTCGGTGACATACTGGAGGGCGATGTCCGCCGTGGTCAGCGGGCTTTCGCCGACGGTGAAGCAGTCGTAGCAGTCGAGCACATCGCGCTTGAACTCCATGAGGTACTGGTGCACCCGCGGACCGTTTGAGTAGTATTTATAGCCGTTGGCCGCGGGGAGCCACGGGTGGGAATCCGGCAGCCCCTCAGTCTTGGAAATAAAGGTAATGACATCCTCGCGGAAGCCGTCCACGCCCATGTCCAGCCAGAACTGCATGATGCGCTTGACCTCCTCGCGCACCTTCGGGTTATCCATGTTGAGGTCGGGCTGCTTTTTGGCGAACACGTGCAGATAGTATTCGTCCAGCCCCTCGTCGTATTCCCACGCGCCGCCCTCGAACATGCTCGTCCAGTTGTTCGGCGGGCGGCGTTTGCCGCGCACGGTCTTGCCCGGACGCCATATATAATAGTCGTGATAGGGGTTATCCTTGCTCTTGCGGCTCTCGATGAACCATTTGTGCTCGTCGCTGGTATGGTTGACGACGAGATCCATGAACACGCGCATACCGCGCTCATGCGCGCCGTCAAGCACCTGACGGAATACGCCGAGGTCGCCGTACTCCGGGTTTATGTCCATATAGTCGGAGATATCGTAGCCGAAGTCCGCGTTCGGCGACGGGTATATCGGCGAGAACCATATCGCGTCCACGCCGAGGCTCCTGATGTAATCCAGCTTTGACAGCACGCCCCACAGGTCGCCAATCCCGTCGCCGTTGCCGTCGCAGAAGCTGCGCGTCCAGATCTGGTATACCGCCATTTCCTTATGCCACTGCTTTGATGCCATTACAGCACCTCCCTTTTATGCTGGTATTTTACCACGTTTTTGCATAGCGCTCAACATTTTTCTTATTTTTTCCGGTCAATTGCGGCGTACCCGCCCGACACTGCGCGCATATATTGACTTTGTGCGCGGAAAACGTTATAATATAAGTTGTATAAGTGTGTTTGAAAGGATATGCTTTTTCTATGAAAAAACGTTTATTCTCTTTTCTTATGATTTTCGTACTGCTGCTCGGCATCATGCCGGCGGCATCGGCTGATTATATGTCCCTCAACTCCGCTGTTGCCGGAGAACGGCTTGACATGATAATCAAGCAGAACGAGTATTCCTCCGTCGCCTGCACGGACGGTTCCATCCCGAACGGCTGCGTCATCGAGACGGAGCTTCGTGACGGCGTGTATCACCACTACCTGCGCGGCACTCCCATGTACGCCGGAGATTACAGCTTTACGCTCACCTTCTCCAACGACGGTATTTCCTCCGGCGCGACGACCGTGTGCTCCCTGACCATCGTGGCCGCGAACCCGACCGTCAGCATGCCGGACAACATCCGCTGCTACGAGGGCGACCAGGTGCAGATAGAGCTGCGCGCCTCCATCGCCGACTACGGCTCGCTGAGCTACAAATGGTACTACAATAACTACAACAGCAACCATGACGGCACCCTCATAAAGGACGAGACCTCCGCCATCTACAAGCCCAGCACCTCCACCACCGGCACCACATATTATTACTGCGAAGTGACCAACACCAATAACGGCAGCACCTCCACATACATTTCCGCGACCGTCGCTGTGACGGTTGAGGAGGCCGCCGTGTCCTACATCAGCGTCAGCACCCTGCCGAAACGCACCGAGTACACCGTCGGCGACTGGCTCGACGCGACGGGCATGAAGCTGCACGTCGTATACACCAACGGCCGCACCGAAGACATCGACGCGGGCTTCGGGCTGTACCCGACCGAGCTTACCGACGCGGGCTCGATCAACATCACCGTTAACTACAAGGGCAAGGAGTGCACCTTCCCCGTAACGGTCAAGGAAGACGAGAAAAAGATTGAGAACATGAGCATCATCTCCAAGCCCACCAAGCTTGAGTATAATGTCGGCGACACGCTGGACACCACCGGACTGAAGCTGCGCGTGAGCTACGCCGGCGGCAAGACCGAGGACGTCACCACCGGCTTCACCTGCAGCCCCACCACCCTCAACAAGGAGGGTACTCAGGCCATAACCGTCACCTACGGCGGCAAGAGCACCAGCTTCACCGTCAAGGTCAGCAAGGCGACTGACGAGGTGCAGAGCATCACCGTCGCCGTGCAGCCGACGAAGCTGACCTACAAGGTCGGCGAAAGGCTGGACACCACCGGCATGAAGCTCACCGTCAGAACCAACTCCGAGACCAAGGACATCACCACCGGCTTTACCTGCACCCCGACCAGCTTTACCAAGGCCGGCGAGTACGAGATAAAGGTCATCTACGGCGGCAAGGAGACGACCTTCAAGGTCACTGTTACCGAGGACACTGCGGCAAGCCCCGAAGTGAGCGCAACGCCCACCGTGTCGCCCACACCCAGCACCGAGCCGCAGCCGGCCGCAAAGAAGTCCAACGCCCTGCTCATCGTCGGCATCATCGCCGCGATCCTCGCGCTGGCCGCGCTCGGCGCGTATGTCTACGTCATGAACCGCGGCAAGGGCGGCAGACGCAGAAGATAACAGGTTTCAAACGCAGCCGCGCCATTGCGGCTGCGTTTTCACTACGGCGGAACGGAAGAAAATTTTGCGGCGTCGTGGTATACCGACTCCGCGACTGACCGCCTCCGGAAAATTTTTGTCCGCATTATCCCAAGGAAAAAACGAAAAGTTATTGACAACCGGTATATAAATATGGTATTATCTCTTGGCTGAATAGGGAATGGCCATGCGGGTGTAGTTCAATGGTAGAACACCAGCCTTCCAAGCTGGATACGTGGGTTCGATTCCCATCACCCGCTCCACCAAGCTGGGTGCCGGGGCTTATATATGCGCCAATAGCTCAGCAGGATAGAGCAACTGCCTTCTAAGCAGTAGGTCGGGGGTTCGAATCCCTCTTGGCGTGCCATTTGATATAACATCCGAAAGGATTTTATATATAACTTAATATGGTGGGATTAGCTCAGTTGGCAGAGCACCGGATTGTGGTTCCGGGTGTCGTGGGTTCGAGCCCCATATCCCACCCCATACTTAAGAGGCCGGCTGCGCCGGCCTCTTTAAAGTAGAAATCTTGGGATGTAGTGTAATGGTAACACACCGGACTTTGACTCCGATATAGTGGGTTCGAGTCCCGCCATCCCAGCCAGCCGCCCCAATAGCTCAGTAGGTAGAGCACCTGCCTTTTAAGCAGGGTGTCCGGGGTTCGAATCCCCGTTGGAGCACCACCAATTTGTATAACATCGTCACCCCCGCGGGGCTGCTGCTATTTTACATAGTACGGCCAAAGCAAAGAGACCGCAGATCTTGATCTGCGGTCTCTTCTTTTTTTGAAGGGGGGGATTAATGCTGCACTACATAGCAGTAGTACGCCGCGGCCTTGTCCTCGACGGCGTCCTTGTCATCGAGCCAAGCGTGCGCCATGTCCGCGTAAAACTCGGCGTTGCCGCCGAGACCGTACTTTTTCGCGATCTCGCAAAAATCGGAGTACATCGCGCACATTATCGCGTGCCATGTGGCCGGGTCGTAGTGATACCCGCGCTGCGTCATCACCTGCGTGGTCTGCTCCTGCGTCCAGTGCGCGCCCGCGCTGCCGTCGGCGTTTTGCATCGACTTTGTCCAGCGCTTCGCACGCTCGGGCGTAAGCTCCGGCACCTCGCCGTACTCGTCGTCCCACTCTCTGCGCTCTTCGCGGTGCGGGCGACCGGACGTCATCGCAAAGTCGACGTTGCCGCGATACTCTGCGCGGCGGCCGTTGTGCTCACGCTCATCGCGGCGATAGTCGCGGTCACGGTCGCGCTCGTCATGCTCGCGGCCGTTGTGCATCAGCATATACTTTGCAGCTCTTTTCACGTCGTCGCGCCCCCTTCCGTCGGTGCCGTGCCGTCAATCGCGGCGCGGCTGTAGTCCGGCGAGCAGGCCGGGCGGCCGAGCATCCTAAAGGCTCCGCCGGTAGCGCTTGTGGACACCACGGTGCTATACCGATGCCTTGTGCGTATGCCGCACGCAGTGACCTGCGCGCAGTTGGCGGTGGTCAGCGGATAGGTCTGGGTGCCGGTGCCGATGGTGATAACCACTGGCGCGGCTATCGTCGCGGCGGTCGGGATGCTCTGCGCGATGACAAGGCAGTACTTGCAGCCCGCCTCATATGCCCCCGCCGGGATGTTGACGGTGAGGGTGCCGTCCGCAAAGGTGACGCTCTGGGAGATTATCAGCCGCCGGCAGAGGCGGCAATTTGCTTTACAAGCCATTTTTGCTCTCCTTTCAGAGGCGGCGGCATCTGCCGCCGCCTCGATGTGTTATGCCGCGCAGCCTGCGCAGCCGCAGTTATAGCCGGTGCCTACGCAGTACGGATACGGTGCGGGGACCGTGTAGGCAGGGACGGGGGTGGGGCTAAGGCGGCGGATAAGCTCCGCGGTCTGAGCCTCCTGATTTGCCGCAATGTAGGCGTTCTGCTGCGCCTGAGATGCGGCAAATTTAAGGGTCTGGTTCTCGGCCTGCAGGCTTGCGATCTTGTCCTGCGTAAGAAAATCAAGAATCGCGCGGGTGTTGGCGTTGTTGTTGTCCAGCAGGTCGCGGGCTGCGCCGTTGATAGTCTGCTTGATCTCACACGCCTGCGTCGCAAGGTTGTAATTTGCGTCGCAAAAACCGCGCTCAAGCAGTCGCTGAGTCTCGCAGCAGCAGCTCTGCTGCTGTGCGGCGAGCGCCGCCATCTGAGACTGCACGCCGTTAAAGCCCTGCAGCATCGCGGTGTTGGCGTTGCCGAAGCCCTGCAGGAGGCTTGTGTTGACGGCGTAAAAGCCGTCGCAAAGGCCATCCTGCACGCCGCGGATGCCGCTCTCAAGGCCGTTAAGCGCGAAGCCGTCGGCGACAGCTGCTCGAGTATCAGCACCGCCGAGACCACCCGCAGACATGATGTAAGGCAGAGCGCTCATGCCGTCACCTCCCTGCCCATTGCGGTTGCCACCCCAGCCCCATCCAAAGATGATGGCGAGGATGATAACCGCCCAGAGTCCCTCGTTGCCGAAAAAACCTCCGGAGTTACCTCCGCTGTCCTGTCCGGCCATGTAGCCGGTTGCAAAATCGTCCATAATGTGTGCTCCTCTCAAAATATTTGCACGGGGGCGCGCTCCCCGCTGCATACTCGGGGGCGGTTTTTATCAAGATCCGCGCAAAACTGAGAGGGGGGTATCAGCGGCCGAGGCCGAGTCCCTGCATTATCTGGGAAATGTCAAGCCCGCGCTCCCGCGCCATGTTGGTGGCAATCTGCTGCAGCTGTTGCGGGCTTTTGCCGCTGATAATCTGCAGCGCCTGTGCAATCTGCGGGCTGCCGCCCGCCATCTGCTGCATAAGCTGCACCGGGTTTCCGCCGCGCCGGAACGCGGCGAAAATCTGCCCCGCGGGCGAGGCCATAAGTCCCTGCAGCATCTGCATCGGATTATTTGTCATCGGTCTTGCCTCCCTTGCCCTTGCGCATAAGCTCCTCGCGCAGCGCGTTGAGATCGTCCATCGTCGCATACTGCGGCGCGGGCGCTGCCGGCTCCGGCGCGCGGACCGCGAAGTCAAAGAGGTCGCACGCGCCGGTGTTGGGGTTAAAGCGCTTAAGATAGATTACGCCGTGGCCGAGATCCGGCATAAGCGTGCCGGGGCCGCCAAAATCCACCTGCGCCGCGACCGCTTCCTCGCGTCCCGTGACGGGACGCACGCCGAAGCTCGGCATCTGCGGTGCGGGCGCCGCCTGCGGCTGCTGCATATATTGCGTCCCCATCGGGGACAGGGGCGAGTAGTTGCCGTATACCGGCGCCGCCGGCATTGGGCTGCTATATGTCATGGCTTTTGCCCTCCCTTGATATCTTGCCCCCATCATACCACCTCCGTGCGAAAGCGCCACCGCAAAAGCGCGCCAATTTTACGCCGTTTTCGGGGCGGGGGGTATAAAAAGAGAGCCGGGGGCAAATGCCCCCGGCTTGGTTATTGCTTGATTATTTTGTGCACCCACGGCAGCCCGCTCCAGCAGGCGTTGAGCTTGTGCATCCCCTCGTTATACCTTCGCGCGGCCGTGCGGGTAGATATCAGCAGCCGCTCCGCGGCGCTCTCGTTGGTCTCGTCCTCCCGCTCCCGGAGCCGGATGCACTCCCACTCCGGCGCGGTGAGGTTCGCCCGCCGCACCGCGAAGTCCACGAGCGGCGCGTCCGGGTATTGCAGCATTGCTCTGATCTCTCGCGGCTCCACGGGTGCCTCCTTACTGCTTGGCCTTGTTGATAAGGCTCTCGCCGACGCCGAGGATTATCGCCTCGATATCCGCGCCCGCGCCGTTGATGAGGTTAATTGTCGACGGCAGCATTTTACGCTTGGTCTCTGTAATCAGCATATCGCGCAGACTTGCTATCTCCGCCTTCGTTAGCTTGCTGTCGGCCGCGGCCTCCTTAAGCGGATTTACTACGGTCTGCTGCAGCTCGCCGACTGTGGTCTTTGCCGCCTCGGTCAGTGAGCGCAGCGCCTCGGCGACGTTTGCGGTCTCCGCGCGCTTGGATGCAAGCGCCGTGAGGTATGTACCCAGTACGCCGATAAGCATCAGCAGCAGCGCCGCCGTGATTTTCACAATGTTCTCGATGATGATGTCTGCCATTTTTATTCTCCTTTCATTTTTCGCGCCCCGCGTGGGGCGCGGTTTTGCCTCTTAAAGCCCGATCTGGCTCAGCGCAAAGGCAAGCAGCCCGCCGAGCACCGCCCAGATCCCCTTGTCTACGATTGCCTCCCACCTTTTGCCGGGCTTGTCCTTAAGCGTCTGCAGCCCGGTCTTGATCTCGCTCAGGGATGTCTCGATCGTTGCCTGCTTTGTGGCCAGCACCCGCACCGAGGTTGTCAGCTCCACGAGTGCCTCCTGATTTTTGGCGAGCTCGTCGATGCGGTGTGTGTTGGATCTGCACCGCGCGTCCGTGTCCGCCTGTTTTATGGCAAGCTCCTCTATCGTGGGTATACTCATGCTTTTAACCTCCTATCAGCCGCGCCCAAGTCTGAGTGCCTATGATACCGTCCTGCTGCAAGCCGGATGCCCGCTGAAAAGCGATGATTGCATTATAGGTGTCCTGCCCTATTTCGCCGTCCGCGCCGCACCTGCCGCAGGAGTAGCCGCGCCCGATGAGGAGCAGCTGCGCCGAGCGGACGCCCTCGCCCTTGTCGCCGTAGCGCAGCAGCGGCAGGCCGGTGACGGTCAGCGTTGAGGCGGTCGCCTGTGTGGTGGACTGTGCGGGCTGTGCTGGAGTGGCAGTAGCCTCGTAGCTTATCCAGCGGGGCTTACCCCACAGCCCCCAGCCGCGCCCCGCAAGCTTGGTTTTCACAACGCCCTTCGCGTGGCCGGTTGCCTCTACGACATAACCGTCGCCGATGTATACGCCGACGTGGGACATGTCGCGCATAAACACGCACACGCCCGGCATGTCAGGCATGGTGTCGATGCTGCCGCTTTCGGAGCAGGCCATAAACAGCCCACTTACCGCGACGTCCTGCGCCGCCTTGTATATAGGCTCGCCGTCCGGAGCGTCGCACCAAAGGTAGCCCTTTATAAGTCCCACGCAGTCGTGCACCTTCTGCCCGAACTGCGCCGGAAAGTCTCCGGCAGTGTAATAGCCTGGGTACTGCTGCCGCTTGGCTGCGAGCAGTCCGGCATTCGCCGTCTGCCCGAAGGTGCCCCACCAGTATGGTCTGCCGAGCTGCGCTTTCGCATATTCTACGAGTCCTTGTCCGGTTTTACTCATCGTTACCTCCTATTCTGTAGCGCTCATACAGCGCCTTGATTGTAGCATTGCGTAGTAGTTTCTTGCGCTGCGTTGCTTCCGCGCAGGTGTGCGATACGTTTATTTTTGTCATATCTAACCTCCTAACGGCGAATTGCCCAGGTACGCCTCGGCAGACTTTTTGCCGACGTAGGGCGTCGCCGGAGTAAGCACGCCATTGATGCGTATCATCGCGGCACTCCCCTGCACGGCCAGACTCTGTGCCGCGCCGGTAAGCTCTATACCGTTCTGCAGCACCGTGCCGCCCGCCGTAGCGTAGAAATACATCTGATACGCGCTGCCGTACGAGCTGTTTTTCTTAAACGACAGCGCGAAGCTCAGGGCAGTGCCCGATTTGGGCACCGGCACTTTCGTTCCCGCGCCCTCCCATACCGTGGCGTAAGACTGACCGGCGACCGACGTGCCCGTCACGCTCACGCTTGCGGAGGCTGTCCCGTCGATGCAGACGTCGCCGAAGGTGTTGACGCTGTACGTCCCCGTGCGCTGCGCCATCTTGACCTCCACGCGCGTTATCCATGCGTACCACGTGCCGTTTTCTTTCGCGGCGGCATAGGTCAGTCTTACGCCGAAATTGCCGCCCGTGAGCTCGTAGGAGCCTGTGTAGGTCTTCGCCATGTCTCAGCCCTCTATCAGGTAAAAAAGCTCGTTGTCGGCGATATTTGAGGGCACGGACGTCCCGTAGTGTACGCCGTCGACCAGCTTGTACCGCGTCCCGGCCATCGCCGCGTTTAGCGCGTCCGCAGTAATAATTGTGGCCGCATCGGCAAAGCCGCGCACAATGTCGGTAATGCCGCTGCTGCCGAGTGCCACGACGCAAAGCTCCATTTCGTATGTTGCGCCGCCGCCCTCGTTTACCGCGCCCTGTGTGAGCGCTGAGAAGCCCGTAAGCGATGCCGCGTAGTCCACCGTCCACGCAAACTGCGCGAAGCTGGAGGCCGTGGAGGCTTTACTGCTGTCGATCGCGCCCTTGATCCGCGCATATCCGCTTGTTCCGGCCACGCTCACCGTCTCGGTGGTTGCGATCTCGATAAGGCGTCCGGCCTCCACAAAGAGGCCGGCGCCAATATTGAGAGTGTTGCCAGACTTGCTGATGCCGCATCCGTACAGCTTGCCGTCTTGCAGAAGCCGCTGGAATATGGCTCCGTGCGCGATTGCGGGGACCTTTTGTCCCGGGAATGTAATGGGTTTTATCATGTTGTGCCTCCTTTATTTCGTCGCAGTATTGCCTTATCACGCAGTTCTGCGCCACATATATACCGCCAAATAAGGCGGCATATTGTTGTGGGCTTCTCCGCCGCCGACGCTTTCCGTCTTACACATTTCTGCGCCCCAAGTCTTTGTAGTGCCCGAATTTGTTGGATAACCTATAGCCGCATCACCATATTCTCCGCTTGCATTTGGATAAGCAATCTTATGTCTGTGCGCTGGCATTTCATTTTCTGTCAGGACGTGAGATGCTTCGCCGCCTGTAGAACCGCTTGCATAGGTATCACTCGCTGCCAGCAGAAACACATCTTTGATTTGCTCCCATGTGCCGAATCCAAACAGCGTACTTGGGTTTGTGGCCGCTGTTGAAATATAGATTGCTCCGACAGGGTACACAGCTTGCAGCGACACACCCGCACCGCCTCCGGATGTTCTTGTGCTTGACGCGCTCAGGCTCTTTTTTACTTTTTGCTGTATCGTCGTTGCAAGCTCGCCGCAGCGGTACAGGTATCTGTCGTCGCCGCTTTTAAGCGTGATCCCCGTGATCCGCGTCGCAAACACCGCGCCGTGCAGCCGCAGCCGCACCCGGTCATACAGCGCATACCGCCGCGGCGAGTAAAACTCTATTTTATAGCTGTTCGTGTTCGCCGCGAACACCTCCGCCGCCTTGTCGGCAGGAGTCTCGTCCGCCTTGCAGGTGATGTATGCCCACTTGCCCTCCGCCCGGTCGGTGGGGGCGGTCTCCGTTATCTCTCCGTCAACGGAGAGATAAAACGTGTGCGCGACATACTCGGTCGGCGCGTCCTTGTTGGCGTCCTCTGCTTTTTCCTGCGCCTGCAGCACCGTCACCTTGGCCGTCGTGTCCGCGCTGTAGCTCTCCGTTTCAAGCTGCGCGCGGCCGTCGGTAAAAAGTATGTTGTGCTCCGTGCCGGTTCCCGTGGAGATATCGACGGCGAGCTTGTCGCCGTCGATGCCGAAGCGGATGCGGACGCCTGCCGCCCGCGCCGTGGTGATGATGTCGGAGAGCTTGTAGAGTTTGGTGTCGTCAAGCTCCGGCGCGGTCAGCGGTGTGGTGTCCGTGTTTGTGATTTGCAGATACGGCACCTTGTATGCCGTATCCGCGCAGTTGAGATAGTCCCGCTCAAGCGCGGCCTTGATAAACGCCCCATAGGTTGTCTCCGGCGCGTCTGGCCATATCGCCTGCCGGTCAAAGGCCGTCGCGGGGTCGGCGAGCGTGGCGGTAAACTGGTTGTTGCTCGGTGTAGCCTGCGCTATGCGATAGATCTGCCCGAGGACGTACACCCAGTTGCCGGTATGCTCCGCCGGTGCATACTCCGCAAGCGCAAGCTGACCCGTGTCCCCGTCGGCGGACGCGACCGGCAGCGACCAGCTCTCTGCCGTCCCCATCAGCACCGTTCTAAAGTCGGAGCTGCGTTTTATATATGCCTTCATTCGCGCCCCCCTTTATACAGTGCGGTAATAAAAATACGCCTTGGCGGATATCGTCCCGCTCATCGCCGCCGCGCTTATCCTCAGTATGCAGGGCTCGGTCAACGGCACCGCGAAAAACGGCTCCGCGTCCGCCGCTATGTCCACCTTGTCGATAAGGTCGGTCTCCGTCCCGTCTGCGGATATCTTGCGTGCGTAGCTGTCCTCCCGCTCGGTGGATACCGCGATCGTGTCGCCCGCGGCAAACTCCCCGCTTATGGCGAGCTTGCCGTAAAGCGTTTCGCTAACCAGCCCCGTCAGCGTCAGCACGGGGTCGGTTATCGCCCCCTTGTACTCTATTGCAAGCGCCGCCGGGTCGTGCCCCGCCGCGCTCACCTCCACGGCATACGCCCCCGCGCCGGAGGCTGCGTATACAAGCGTATCGCTGTAGGTGTACTCGTACTGCATCACCTCTCCGCCCTCGTCTTCAAAGTTAAGGACGAGCGGCGCCGGGGTGTACCATGGTGTCAGGCACACAAACGCCGCCGGGATCTCCATCCACGTCCCGCTTGTTATCTCCGTTTTCGTGAGATAGGACAGCTCCACGCGCCGATAATATTCAACGTTGAGCGGTTTGTAGACCAGATATAAGGTCTCGGCGCGCAGCGCCCAGTCTGCGAAATCCTTGTATTTTTCGTATGCCCCGCGCATAAACGTAAGGCTGCACGGTATCACGCCCTGCGGCTGTTTCTCCTCGACGCGGCGAAAAAAGCCCGCGCCGAGGTCGGCGTAGCTGTTGCCGTAGCTTACGCCGAGCCCCGCGGGGTCGGTGAGAAATATCCCGTCCTCGCCGTTGAGCGGCTTCCGCTCGCCCAGCTCGTTCTCAAGATAAAATTTTCTCAAATTTCCGCCCCCATTCGCGCCGAAAAGCGGTTGTAGATGTAGTCGATCGTTGCCTCGTCGACGGTCTGTGGATAAAGGTTGACCGTGGTGGACGCGCCGCCCGTTCTGCCGCCGCTGCGGTAGTCTGCCGCGTCGTCCGCCGGGAGCACCATCTCCCCCTTGTGCAGCACCGCGATATAGTCGTCATACGGCACATAGTCAAGCCCCGTTTTGTGGCTGCCGTCCACGCTAAAACCGCCGCCGCTTACGCCTGGCAGCGTCAGCGTCCCGCTGTTGATGCCGCTTTGCAGCGCCGCGAGGATGTTTTGTCCCATCTCTTTCATCGTGTTGTACAGCGGCCCGGCCTGCGCCTCAAGCCCCGCGAGGTAGCTGTCGATGTTGGCCTCCGCCGTCTCATACATCTCGGAGGTCTTGTCCAACTCCTTGGCGGCGTCCGCTATGTTCCGCATCGCCTCATCGATCTCTCCGCTTGACTGGGCAATTGCGTCCGAGGCTTCGGCGGCGGCCTGCGCCTGTGCTTCCTGCGCCGCCTGGTAGTTGCTGTTAAGGTCGTTAAGCAGCTGCAAGCTCTCCTCGCTGCCCGCACCGAGGCTGTCCATGTCGTCAAGGATAGATTGCAGATATGCCGCGCCCTCCGTGCCCATCGAGGCCAGCGCCTGCAGCAGCCCGTCGTCAATGCCGAGCTCCGCCGCGCGCTTCATGTTTTCCCCAAAATTTGTCCAGTACTGCTCTTGGCTCTGGAGGCTTGATATCATGTCCGCCGTGCTTGTGTGTACAAGCTCCGGCGCCGTCTCAAAAAGCCCGAAGGTGCTCGCGTAGGTCTCGCGCAGCTTTTCGTAGCGCTCCTGCTGCTTCTGCAGCAGCTCCGTCACGCCGCCCATGACCTCCTGATACTTTGCCTCCTGCTCCGCCGCCAGTGCGACGGCTACGGTGTTTTCGTCCACCGCCACGGTCACACCGGTCTGCGCCGTGGCGTTGTCTGCGAGTTTTTTTGTGTATTTTTCTATTGCTTCGTCGCGCCAAGCTATCTCTTTGTAGTAGTTGGTATCCCCGTCACCATAGCCCCACCCGGTAGCGTCCCACTCTTGCTGCAGTTTGTCTCGCTCCGCTGTAAGCTTTTCTATTTCCGCGGCTATCTCGGCCGCGGACTCCGCCGCCGGCGTCATGCTGTCGACGTATGCGTCCCATTTTGCCTGTCCGGCGGTCACGCCCGCCGTTATCAGCCCTATCGCCGCGCCCACGGCCGCCAGAGGGCCAAGCGGCGCGAGAGACGTGATGCCGATAGCATTAAACGCCGTTGCCGCCGTCTTGAGCGCAACATATGCGGACGCTGCCCCCGTGATGCCCACGGTTATGGATCCGAGTGCGCTCACAAGACCGGGCGCGGTCTCCGCCGCGTCCGTCAGCGCCTGCGCGAGGTCGTTAACCATGTCCGCCCCGCCAGATATCTGCGGCCCGAATGCGTCGCCAATGGCAATGCCGAGGTTGTTGATGGATTCCCGCGCCGCGCTTATCCTGTGCTCGGTGTTGCCGTATACGGCGTTTGCTTCGTTCGCGAGTGCGACATTTTCCGCCCACGCGCTGTTGCTTGTCTCAAGCGCGTCGGTCATCATGTCCGACGCGAGCGCAAGGGAGCGCAGCATGTTGCTCTGGCGTATCCCGCTTAGGCCGAGGTCATCGAGTATTGCCGTCACGCTGCCGCCCTGGGCGGACAGCGCGGAAAGCCCCTGAATAAAGGCCGTCAGTGCCCCTGCCGCGTCTGTGCGCCACGCCGTCGTAAACTCCTCCGCGCTCATGCCGGCGACGCGGGCGAAGGTCTCCAGCGTGTTCCCGCCGGAGCTTGCCGCGCTGTCTATGGCGTTGAGCGTCTGGGTCATGGCGGTGCCGCCGGCCTCCGCCTCTATGCCCACCGAGCTCATCGCCGTTGCAAGCGCAAGGATCTGCGCCTCGCTCATGCCGGCAAGCTTGCCCGCCGAGGCAAGCCGCGTCGCCATCTCCAAAATCTCGCTCTCGGTCGTGGCGAAATTGTTGCCGAGCGCCACGAGCGACGAGCCGAGGCGTGACGTCGCGTCCTCGCCGCTCCCCATGATGTTGGTAAGCCGAGCTATAGCCACTGCTGCCTCGTCGGCGGTGAGGTTGGTGCTCTCGCCGAGATCGAGCATCGTGCGCGTAAAGCTTGCGATATTTTCGGTGGCAACGCCGAGCTGCCCGGCGTTTTCAGCCACCGCCGCGATCGTGGTGGTGGAGACGCCCGTCTCCGCCGCCATGCGCTTGATCTCGTCGGATATTGCGGCAAGCTGCTCCGGTGTGCCGTCCACGGTCTTTCTTACTCCGGTAAAAGCGCTTTCAAATTCTATGCTGCTCTCCGCGGCGGCGGTCATGCCGTCGCCTATTGTGTGCAGCACGTCAAGCACCTTGTCCGCTGCCTGCAGCGTGGCCATTGTGTCGGCGTAGCGTTCAAGCGGGCCGGTCGCCTCCTCGGCGGCGGCGCCGTTATCCTCAAAGCCCTCGGTCAGCCGCTGCATCGCCTGCTTGGTCTCGTTGATTCGGGCGGTTACCTCCTCATACTGGCGGCGCGCTTTGAGCGTAACGGTCGATGTCTCGGTTGTAGCTTTTGCCGCATCCTCCATGTTCCGGTTGGCTTTTTCCTGCGCCTTGCGCAGCACTTCAACTTGTTTTTCAAGCTGCTCTTTGACTTTTTTATTTTTTTCCTCCGCCGTGGTTTGGGCGGTAAAAGCGCTTGTGGTGCTCTTCATCTGCGCGTCGAGCGCCTTGAGCGCGGCCGATATGTTGTTTATCGACGCCCGGAATTTTGCCTCGCCGTCAATGCCTATCTTAGGGCCTATATCTTCCGCCATTTATCCGCTCACCTCACCTTATGTCCGGGATCACGTCCTCGTCCGAGGTCGTATACTTGGGGCTGTAGCCCTCGTGCTTTATCTGCTCCGCCGCGATAAGGCTCAAAAGCTCGCCGTATGGCGTGTCCAGCGTCTCCGCGTAGCCCAGCCCGATTTTCAAGCCATACCAGATAAGCCACTCCGGGATTATTCCCCCGGAGTGGCTTCTGCGTTTTTTGATTTCGGTGCTTCGGCGTCGATGCTTGTCGCGCTGCTCTCCACCATTGCGCTCACGGCGGCGTTGAGCAGCTCCGCTATCTGCAGCCCCGGCACGCCGTCCAATATCTCGTCCTCGGTGAGGGGGGTGGGGGAGTCAAGGCCGCAGCGCTTAGCGTAGCGCGCCCCCGCGTCCATTTCCTGCGCCAGCAGCCACAGGCGCGCGTCTACGCTCTCCGCGCCCTCTCCGGCAAATGCAGCCTTGCCCATTGCCTCAAGCGAGCCAAAGCGCTCCACGGCCGCTCTGACGACGCGGATACTGTAGCAGAGCGGATACTCCGCCCCGTCTATCTTAACGCTCGTCTGCCTCATCTGCGCGCCCTCATGCGGAGATGTCGAGACGGTCCTTTATGTAGGCCTCGGCCTGCGCCTCGGTCGTAAAGGTTGCCTCCTTTTTCCATGCGTGCTTCGTGCTGTCGTCGCGCTGTATCGTGGCCGACAGCTCCGGCACCTGCCACTCTATGCTCTCGCCCTGAGTGGTCGCAGCGTCGGCCGGAATTGAAAACATCACCTTGGTCAGCACCACTGCGCGCCACTTGAGCGCCCCGCTCACCTGCTTTTTGATGATAAAGCCGACGCCGACGTTGGGCGTCACCTGATCGTCGTCGTAGATAAGCTCCTTTACGCCCTCGTCGGTGACGTTGGTGATAGTACCGATTGCCTCCTCCTTAAGACCGAGGAGAGCCTTGCTGATCTCCTGGCTCAGCTCGTCCGGCTTGAGGGTCAGCGTCCCGCCCGCGAAGAGGCGCTCCGCCTCCGCTATCGCGTTGTCGGCGTAGAGGTTGTTGTCGCCGGTGTCGCTTATCTCTATGCCGATCTCGGTCAGCTTGCCCATCACGCCGCCCGCCGTGTAGGTCGTGGTGGTGCCGCTGTTGCCGTATATGCCGTAGTACGGCTTGCTTACGCCTATAGTTGCCATATGTGTCCTCCTACTTCATTATTTTTTCGATTTCCTTGTCGAGGGTCTTTTCCATCGCCTTCTCCGCCGCTTTCTTCGCGGCTCTCACTCCGGGTCGGATAAAAGGTGTTTTTATCAGGGCAACGCTCCCGCTCTCCGCCGCGCGGGCTATAAGCGCATTGGGCTGCCCCTTGGGGTATTTCCGGGTTTTAACGGCGTTATAGCCGTCAAAGCCGAGTTTGGTGTTGATGTAGCCGCTGTCGTCCTGCATTGTACTCAGGCCGAGGCTTTCTATAAGTCCCTGCTTTTGCGTCACGCTTATCGCGCTCGGCTCCCGGGTGCGGTACGCCTTAAGCGCCGCTGCATCTGACACGGCGGGCAGCGCCGCAACGTTTGCCGCCACGCTGTCCGCTATCACCTTCGCGCCGTCGTACACGGCGCGCTTTATTATGTCCTTTTGATTTTTGCCGAGCTTGGCAATTTTGTCCTCGTAGGCCTTGAGCCCGGGAAAGCTTATCTTTGCCATCAGCTCAGCACCTCCCACACCCACTCGTAGTGCCTAAAGCCGGTGTCCGGCTCGTACTGGATCGTGTTGAGGTACCACGCTATCCCGCTCTCGGTCATGGATTTTTCAAACGCTGCCGCCCACGGGTCGGAGTCGAGCTTTGTAAAAAGGTCGGTCGTGCCGCGCATTGCCCGCTCCGCTATGCCGCCCTCGGCATAAAGGGCGTTGTCGCCCTCCTCCTGCCAGACAAAATAACGGTCGGAGCGGAGTCGGGCGTGGTGGCTCACGGCGTCCGTTACGCGCGTATGCGCCTCGCGTATGGTGTCCTCCCAGCTCATCCGCTCACCCCCTGCGTGTATGCCGCAAGCTCAAGGTCCAGCGCCGGCGGCATACCCTCCGTCACGGCCTGCACCTTGTTGATGCGGTAGGTCTCGCCGTCCTCGGTCTCGGCTATGTCCTGGCTCGTGATTTTCACGCTGCGCGGCACCCGCACCACGCGCTGCACCTGTATCTGGTTTTGCTCGGCCATGTAATACCGCTGTATTCCAAGGCGGCGCTCCTCATAGGGCAGCGCCGCCTTGAATGTTTTTTTGATTTCCGGCGTGTAGCCGGGCTGCGCCGCATCCTCCGTGGCGTAAATTTTTACGACGCCGTCGCAAAAGCTCCGGCTGATTTTGCCGTTTGGCTTGTCCGGTACTCTAAGCATATCGCGCCACCGTCACCTCGTGCTGCATGGCAAGGATTGCCGAAGCGTAGTTTGCCTCAAATACCTCAAGGGCGTTGTCCCTGCCGTAGCGCACATAGTCAAGCAGGAGCTGGCGGGGGAGCCCGTCGGCGGTGTAGTCCGCGGGCTCGCCCCTTTTTCCGTCCAGATACGCGATGCCGTTGCCGATGAGAGTCAGCAGCTTTCTGTCCGTGCCCTCGTCCTCCCACGTGATATCGCAGTAATTGCGCACATCCTCAAAGAGGCCGTCCGGCAAGTCGTCCCGCGCCGCCATATCAGGACTTGGTCACGGTGACGGTGTAGGTCTTGGTGGTCTCGCCGTCCTCGGCCGTCACCTCCACCTTGACGGTGTTGCTGCCGGACTGCCATGTCGCCGCGCTGCCGTTGTTGATCTCGGTGTTGTTCACGGTGATCTTAACGCTTGCGCCCGCGTCTGCCGGGGTTGCGGTCACGGTGTTGGTGGCCGCCGTGGTGCTCGCGGTGTAGGATACGGTCGCCGCCGCAAAGGCCGGACTGAGGGCCGCGTTGCCGAGGCTCAGGGCGGACAGGGTGGCGTCGGTGCTCTTAGTGCGGCCGTCAACCTGTACCACCTTGTAGGTGAGAGGCGCAAGGCCGGAGATGTCCAGGCGCAGGAAAGCGTTGTTGTCCTTGGGCATGCCGTTAGCGTAGAGCTTTATGAGGTATATGCGCTTGTCCTCCAAAAACTTCTGGTGATCGCTGTACTCGATGTTGCCCGCGAGGTTGGAGCCAGCCGCCGCGAAGTAGCGGCGCGCGATGCCGATAACCGCCTCGCCGCGAGTCTTAAGTGCTGCGGTGGGGATCACAGTCATCGGATAGGGCAGCACGTCGTTGCGGTAGGTGCCGTCCGGCGCCATCACGGTGGTGGCCGGCATGACCTTTTCAAAGTAGTCCTGCGGGTTCACGAGCAGGACTACGTCGTTTACCGGGCGGGTCTTGCCGTTTTCGTCGAGCGCAAGCAGGCTTATCAGCTTGCCGACGGTTTCGGGCGAGAGGTCGCCGACCTTGACGGCGTTTTTCTTTGGGTAAACCCCGGAGGTGACGGTGACGCCCGCGCCGACCTGGCGGGTCATGCCTATGGGCTTGCCGTCGCCGTCGCCGTCTACGATGCCGTACTCAAGGCCGTTTGCCAGTGCCTCATACAGCACCTCGCGGACGTAGCGGTCGAGCCACTGCGGGCCGAGGTCGAGCATTGCCTTGCACACCGGCAAAAATGCCGAGAGCTTGAGCAGGGTGGTGTCGACCTCCTTAAAGCCGGAGGTAAGCTCCTTTACGATTTCGTCGCAAAGCTCGCCCCACGCGGCCTCCTGATAGCCGTTGGTGTTCATCAGCATCCGGATCGCGCCGTTGGTGGCCGCAAAGTCGATGCGGCTCAAAAGCGGGTGGTTGCTGCGCAGATCCTCAAAGACGGAGTCGATAACGGTCTCCGGCATGACGACGTCGAGGCTTGTCATGGCCTGTCTCGCGTCCTTCGCCTTCATGGCAGCACCGAGTGCCTGGTAGTACTTCTTCTCTTCGCTCGTGAGCTGGCGGCAGCCGCGGGCGGTCAGCACGCGGGTGTCAAGCTCCTCGCGCAGCCCGTTAAGCTCCTGCTCATACTCGGTGCGGATGCCCTCGCCGATGCTCTCAAGCATCTGGTCAAAGACTCCGGCAAAGCTCTCCTGGTTGTTGTCGCGCAGCGCCTGCATAAGCTGCTGGCGCAGCTCCTCTCTCGTGGGGGTGTTGTGGTTGGTCATTTTTCGTCCTCCTTTTAGTCGTTAAAAACTCCGGCCAGCATCTCCATGATGCTCTTGCCGGGCTTTGGGGTTGGTGTTTTTTTTTCTTCGCGCGGCTGTGTCAGCCGCTGCATTATCTCGCGGCGGGCGCTCTGCGCCGGGCCGCTCCCGCTCTCCTGCGTTATCGCCGTCGCTATGCCAAGCTCAAGCGCCGCCTCCGGCGTCAGCCATGTCTCCTCGTGCATCAGCTCAAGCACCTTGTCCCGCTCCATGCCGGCGCGCTCTACAAAGGCGTTAACGCCGACGTCGGTAAGGCTCTCGATCTGATCCGCCGCGCGGCGCAGCTCGTCGGCGTACCCGCTCGCGCTCGTCCACGCCTCATGCAGGTAGTAGGCCGACAGAGGCGAGGCGTAGCGCTCGTCTCCCGCCAAGAAGGGATACAGCGCCGCCGAGGCCACAAAGCCCACGCCGTAGGTCTTTACCTTGGCGGGGTGCTGCCGAAGCGCGTTGTATATGCCCCAGCCCGCCGCGACGCTGCCGCCGTAGCTGTCGATGTACACGCTGATTTCCTGCGTGTCGAGCCCCTTTATCGCGTCTATCACGCTCTGCGGGCTCGTCTCCTCTGCGTACCATCGCTCGTCCACGATGTCGCCGAGCATGTATATCTCGACGGCGCCGCCCTTGGCCTGCTGCCGGATGTCAAAAAGTCCTTTACTCTCCGTTTTCCGCTCCTCCTTTCTCTTCGTCCATGAGCAGCTCCTCTACAAGGCCGATGTTTTTGGTCATGTAGTGCTTGTCCGCCCAAGGCTCCTTTATCGTGGCCTGTCCCGCCGCCCTCAAAACGTCGTTGAGGGAGTAGGCGCCGCTGCCCACCAGCTTTTCGATATTTGCGGCATTGGCAAAAAGGTCAAAGTGTATTATCGCGGAAGAATCGACGCGCAGGTAATCCCCACGGCTCCAGCCCTCATAGCCGAAGCGTTTTCGCGTCCCTTCCTCCGAAAGCTGGTCGCATATCGGGTCTATGCAGCCCGTCAAAAAGCGCTGCTGCGCGTCCTTTACCCCCTCCACCGTGCCGTTCACAAGCACGGCGGGGATGCCGAAGCCCCGCGCCGTAAAGTCAAAGATGTCCTCTATCAGCTTCTTTGCCTCGCGGGAGCGGTCGGTGCTCTTGGACTTCTGCCCGGCGGCTGCGTCCTCATAGTCGTAGCCGTTAAAAACCGGCAGCACCGCAGTGGGGTTTTCTAAAAACGGCCGGATCTGGTTTGTCAAAACCTTCTGGAAAGTTTCCTGCCAGTTTTCGCCGTTCTGGGCGATTTGCCCGACCTTCACCTTCCAGTGCTGCCCGTTCTCCCATGCGTAGGATTTCATCGCGGCCTGCGCAAGCTTTACATAGCTTGCAAACATCGCATCGACAACGGGTTTCATGTCGACGTGGTTCAGCCGCAGGTGCATCACGTCCCGCTCCCGGAATGTCTTGTCATAGCTTTTGTTCCCAAGCATCACGCCGCGGTACTCGTTCTCCCGGTCGCCGTTGTCCTCCGGCTCCATCCAGTCGTCGGCCACCGCTATGGTGTCGTGTCCGTTGCGCTTCCCGGTGCCGATTATCAGCGCCTCGTTGTCCTGGTACAGCCGCGCGGCGAGCTTATGGAAAAACGCCGTCGCGCTCTGGTTTGTGTTCGGCTCTACATTCCACATGTAGTACTCTCGCCCGCGTTCCTCCTGCCCCGCGCGGTAGGTTTTTACCTCGCAGCGGCCGAGCGCGTTTGCCACCATGTTGGCGCACACCCAAAAGCTCAGCTCTCGGATCTGGTACTCCTGCGCCGCGGCCTCAAGCTCCGTGCAGCTTATCTCCGCATAGCCGGTTTGCCCGCTCTCGCCGCTCTTCGGCCGGAGCCACTTAAAAAAATCAAGTCCTATGTTGCATCACCCCTAAAAAGATATAGCGCCGATTGGCGGCGCCTGCAGCGGCAGCCCGGTGCCTAGCGTCTGCTCCGTGGTCATTGATGCCACAAGCGCCATAAAAGGGTCTGTCTTGCGGCTCTTCGCCTCGATCTTGGCGTAGTAAAAATTCCCCGTGTCCGTGCCCTGCTTTTTGCCGCTTCTGCATTTTTTTGTGTTGTTCACCGCCCACCGCAGCGGCGGGCAGTCTCCCCATGTAAAGCGCTGCCGGCAGAAGCACTCGTCAATTACCGGGATTATCTGCGCGATGTCGCTCGGCCGGACGAGCTTAACACGGCTCTTGTCCGCGGCGTCAAAGCCCGCTCTGCCCATTGCCTCCGCCACAAGCGTCCACCGGTAGTGGTCCATTGCAAGCATCCGCACGTTGTATCGCCGCGCCGCGTCCATGATGTATTGGCCGAGCAGCTCCGGCTTTATGCTCACATCGTCTATACAGGTGATAAGCCCCCGCTCCGCCCAGTCGCGCCACGGTGCCTGCACCCGCGTCAGCGTTTTGCTCTGCAAACATAGCCAAGAGTGGTTGATGTCGTAGCGCTCCTCGCCGCGTCGGAAATGGAGGTTTACGCTTGCCCAGTCGCTCAGCTCCGCGTAGTCGATGCCCGCCGTGCAGCTCCACCCGCTTAGGTCGGGCAGCTCGCGGTTTGTCGCCTTGACGTTTGCGTAGTCGGTTACGAGGGTGTCGCTGTAGCCCTTGCGTATCCCCATGCGCTTTGTCAAAAAGTCGCCGTTGCGTTCGGGGTACTGCTGCCAGTCCTCATACTCCTCCTGCGTTTCGCGCTGCATCGTCGGCATGTATACAATCGACGGGTTGGCCTTCGGCCAGTTCGCTGGGTCGTGTACCTCCTTCTCACTGCCCAGGCGGCAGATAAAGGGCAAAAAGCCGTTGTCCGGCTCGCCCTCAAAAAGGATCCGCATGCCGTTGTTGATGTAGTCATCAAGCGGGCCGTCGGAGACGTCACCGTTGGATGTAAAAATGCCGACGCGCGGCTGTTCCTTCTTGCCGAGCGACGACATAAAAACCTTGATATTCAGATAGTTCTCGTAGATGTGGACCTCGTTAAAGATTATCGCGCCGCTTCGCATACCGTCGCGGCTCTTGGGGTTGTTCGTCCTGCCCCTGATAACGCCCTTGTTTGCCCGTCCCTGCACAAGCTGCTTTGTGTGGTAGTAATGTTTCTTCAGCTTGCCCTCCGTTTTCGGTGTCTCCAAAACCTCCACCAGGTCAAGCACCGGGCGCATCGCCTGTTCTTCGTTGTTGGCGCAGATGTCAACGTCGTAGTTTTTTGCGGGGTTGTAGGGGCTGACGAGGCAAAAGGACGAGAAAGCTATAAAGCCGTCCTTGCCGGCGCCGCGGCCGAGCATTGTGAAAATGGTTTTCCAGCGCGGCACGCCGGGCGTGGAGTAGGTGCAGAGCCAGAGCGCCGTCAGCGCCTTTTCCCACGCGAAGAGCTTAAAGGGGAAGTACCGCGCAAGGCTCATATACCGGCCGTATAGCTCCTCGTCAAAAATCAGCTCCTCGGTGTTGAAAACCTGTCGAAGATAAGCGGCGAGGGCGTGCAGCTCGCGCCCGGCTCTCGGCTCGTCCCGCTCGATGCTCTCGATGTAGGCAAGCACGTCCGCAGGGATTTTACAGCTCATCGTCGTCCTGCATCGGCGCCGCGCCCGCTCCGCTTATCTCCTTAAAGCCGAGCGCCGTGTATATCTGCAGCATCTGGCGGGAGACCATCACTCCGAGCGAAACGCTCCGGTTCTCTACGTTCATCCCGCGCTTCTCATCCTTCACGGTCACGCCGTGCTCTTCGACGTCGGCTCGGAGCTGCTGCTGCTGCACCCACAGCGTCATATACTCCTCAACGAGGCCACGGTACATCGGTTCGATGAGCCCCCGGCTTTCAAGGTTGTCCAGCAGCCCTCGCCGCATCTCGCGGTATCGCTTTGTGTTTTCCCATCTGACCGGTTTCTTGCTCACTGTCTCACTCCTTCCGGTTAAATCTCCTCCGCAGGAAATCGAACGTCTCCCGCTCCGCCTTGGTTTCTCCTTTCGGTTCACCGCCGCCGTTGCTATCTAAGGCTTCAAGCAGAGTCCGTAGCTCTGCGCCCGGTTCGTTTTCTATCCATATGAATCCCGGCCCCTCTGTCCCGTCCGACCTTTTCACCATTGTACGCGTCTTGTGAAAATTCCTTGCGTGACGAATATCTTCCGTGTGGCAGCAGCCGCTGCATACGCCATCTACGAAACACCCGAATCTCTGTTCGCATTCGGCGCGTCCGTCGCATAGAAACAAAATTCCGTTTTCAGGTATCATTCTACTTTCCCTCCTTCCCACGCCATGGGTACATTGTCTGCGTAGAGCACGTTCTCGGCGTCGTCCGGAACCATTGGCCAGAGCCTGGTGGTCTGCAACTCTCGCGGTGTAAAAACCGCCGCGTTTACCATTTCCGCGGTCAGCCGCATCTGCATATCTTCCTTTTGCCTTGCCGTTATCTGCGCTTGTAGCTGCGCGATTGTGTTTTGTGTTTCCGTGCCCCGAAGCGAGCTAAACGGGGATGTCGCAGATCGTAACCACCAGTTGGCGGCGGAGCCTTCGCTGTTCTTGAATTGCTCGCTTTCGATCATCCGGCGGACATCCTCATGGATGTACGGAGCGTCCCGCCACGAAATTCCGTCCCGCTCCAGCTTCTCAGCCAGTACCGGTGCCAAATCTCCGATTTTCGAAAGTCGCATCGCTTTTCACATCCCGTATATTCTTTCTTGGTCGTTTACGGTCTCCAGTCGCTTGCGGGCAATTTCAAAATATTCTGCATCCCGCTCGATGCCGATAAAGCTCCGCCCCTCAAGTATCGCGGCCTCGCCGGTGCTCCCGCTCCCCATAAAGCAGTCAAGCACCGTGCCTCCCGGCCTGCATGATACGCGGATAAGCCGCGCCAGTATCTTCACGGGCTTCTGGCAGGTGTGCAGCCTGCCGGTGCTCGGTATCGGCGGCTCGTGCCATATGTTGCAGTGCATAGCATCGCAGCGGTGATAGTTCCGCAGTTCCTCGTATTCCTTCCGCAGTTCCTCGTATTCCTTCCGCAGTTCCTCGTATTCCTTGCCAAAGCCGAGCGGTCGGTACACCGCGTCCCATATCTCGCGGGTCGGTATCTCAAACTGTGCGTCGCAAAAGTAGTGCCGCAGCATATAAGGCTTCTTGCCGGTCACGGCGGTGTACTTCTTGGCCACGGTCTGCGTCGTGATGCCGAGCCTGTCAAGTTCGCTTTTGTACCAGTCCTTGATAGGCTTGTAGCATTCGGGGTTGCTGTTGATGCGGTCTAAGCCGGTTGCTCCCCACGCCGCCCCGGCGGCTCGCGGCGCCTTGAAAAAGTGGAGGCAGTACTCGCTCACGTTAAACCACGAGCGGAGCGCCGTTTTTCCCTCCGCGTCGCGCTGCTTCCAGCTCTGTGCGCGGTAGGTGTCGCCTTTGTCCCAGATGCAAAAGCTCACAAGCACAAGGTCGGTTTTCTTCGCTGTCTCGTGCAGCAGCTCCGCGATTTGAGCCATGTCGTTGTGCCAAAAGTACAGCACGCCGTTCGGCTTAAGTACCCGGCTGCACTCGTTCAGCCACTCGATGCACCAGTTGGTGTAATTCTCGATTTTGTCCCACGCGGCTACAGTCTTTGAGCCCGCCCGCGTTTCCTGCACTCCGATGTTGTACGGTGGATCCGTGAGCACGAGGTCGACCGAGCCGTCAGGCAGCGTTTTCAGTTGTTCCAGCGCATCGCCGCAGCGCAAGTCAATCGTGCTCATTTCAAACCCCTTTTTTCGTTTTTTCTGTTGCCTTGGCCGGTCTGCGCGGGCGCGCGCACGAGGTTTTCTCTTTTGTCCTGCACCCCCACGAGTTGGGCCCAGCGAGGCGGATTTGATTTTTTCGACCGGGGGTATCGCCCGGTCAGTCCCACCGCTCGGCCGATATCGGCGGCGCAGTCGGCGCGTATTGCCGCAGGCTCTCAGGATGCTCCGCCTCGTGGCACGCCTTGCATATCGCCTCAAGCTGCCGCTCGCCAGTATCCGGATCCCATATGCTGAGGGCGAGGTCTGGCCGGTCGCGCAGGTGCTTGATGTGATGCACTATCACCGCGCGGCTGTGTCGGTGTCGCTTTTTGCGGCACTCGCGGCACTCGCCGTGATCGAGCCGCAGCACCTCCGCCCGCACCGTGCGCCACTCCGGCCACCAGTAAAACGCCTGCTCACGCCCTTGAGCAACCAGCTCGCGGAGCTGAGCGAGGCGGCTATCGCTTATCGTCGCCATCGGCCGCTATCTCGTACAGCCACGCTGGACGGGCGCATATATCGCACGGCTCGCGGTACTTTGTCCAGATCTTCCGCGGCTCGTACCCCGCGTCCCGGTAGTCGGTGCGGCAGCGAGCGCATAGCCGGCGGGTGTTATCTGCTTTGCGCATGGCGCAGCCCTCCGAAAACATAAGGGCAGCGCCTGCATATCCGCCGCGCCGCCCTCGGTATAGCTCTTGATGCTGCCACTATACCACGGTTTGACGGTGCAATTATCCCAACTTGTCAAAAGCTGATATATCCCAGCTCCCGCGCGACGGCGGCGGTGATTGCGTTGAGCTTGCGATAGGCCGCGCTCTTGCTGAGATACAGCTCTTGCGCAGCACGCTCCACGGTGTAGCCACGGCGCCAGTATCGCAGACGCACGAGCCGCCGATCCTCCGGCGAGAGCCGGGAGAGCACAGCCCCCACAGCCGCGACCGAGCGCGTCAGATGCTCGATGTACTGGTCGGATGCCATGCGCACTCCGATAAGCTCGGTCGGGCGGGAGTCGCCTCCATGCCCGCCGCCTGTCCCGCCGTACTTGGGAACGGCGCTTGGGATGCTCTGCGCGCGATAGTCCGCGAGGGCGCGGCGGTTGCTGTGATAGTCCGTGATCTGCAGCTCCACAAAGTCCCGCACACGGTTGCGTGCCTGCTTGCTGTAGCGTCTGCTCATCGCGATCCTCCTCCCGCGCGCTGACGCTCCCCGCCGCCGGTACGCCGCTTGTAAACGGCTCGGCGCGGGGAAAACTCATAACGCGCAAAATATCCCGTCTGTCCGCATATGGCACAGGTGCCGCGCTCCGTGGCGCTGCCCATGACCTCCACCGTGTAGTAATGCTCTGTTATTTTGCGCTCGCATCTTGCGCAGAGTCTCATCATCTGGCTCACTGCTGCCGCCTCCCTTTGCGTGGTCGTAAAATTTTACACATTTACAAGTACCTCCCCAAGCCCCACCGTTTTGGGGGCTTGGCTCACTCCTTTTTCGTCCGTCCGCGGCCTCGCCGGTCGCGGACATAGTGGAAGCACATATAACCGTAGCGGTTGTACTCCACGCGCACGAAGCGGTAGCCCTTGGGCGCTATCGGCGGCCGCTCCGGGCGGTAGTCGATGCGCGCCTCGGTCGGCTCCTCCTCCTCGGCGGGCCGCAGCTCGCCGAAGCGCTTGTAGCGGTGTCCGCCCTGCTCCTGCGTCCAGTGATCGAAGCAGTAGTAGGCGAGCGCCGTGTAGTCCTGCCCGCAGTCAATGCCGTTGTAAAAATTATGCTCGCGTAGCGGCGTGACCGCGACGACCTCGCCGAGTCCCCACTTTGCGCGGATGATCTCCGGCGAGATGCCCTCGCATATCATGTGCATATGTATGCGGTTTGTGCTTTTGCCGCGCCCCATCACAATAAAGCCCCGCCCCTCCGGGCAGGCGCGTAGCAGGCGGCGGATATAGTTGTCGCGCACGTGCCGCGCATCATCAAAGGTATGCAGCTCGTGCTCTATATCAAATGTAAGGGTCACATAGTAGCCGCGGGGGGTAAAGTTTGCGTTGACGTCGCGCGCGAAGCGGCGGCGGGCGATCTGGCGGTTAAACTCCGCCCGTTCCTCCGCCGACTCAAAGCGCGGCTTTTTGGGCTTGGCCTTTGTCGGCTCTGCCGCGCGGTCCGATACGTTATAAACGATCTGTTGGCATACCGCGCCGGCAAAAATGCGTTTTTTAACTCTCGCCATTTTTAAGCCTCCCTCGTCCGTGATGTTCTCAAGCTGCCGTCCGCTCTCGCGGGCAGCAGCTTCAAAATATCCGGCCTCCGCCTTCGCGGCGGGGGTATCAGCCCCCGCCGTTGATGTATTTGTCGCAAACCTCAAATAGCTCCGTGTTTTGCATCGCGCCTATATCTGCCGGCAGCTCGGTCAGCAGGGCGTCTGCGTCGTTGCGCGGCATACGCAGCACCGCGGGAATGAGGATGTACAGTAGGTCAAGCCGCTCGTGCATCGCCTTGGCCGCCGAACTTGCAGACAGTCTCATGCTGTCGGTTTTTTTGAGCGTGTCGCGGGTTTTGTCCAGTTGCTGAGACGCCGCGTCCAAGCTTATCTCCAGCGCGTTGTTCTGCTTGCGCAGCTCGTCGTTGCGCAGTCTCCAGCTCTCGGCCGCAACTTTAGCCTGCTGCAGCTCCTCCTCCATACTCTCGCGCAGTCGGCCGCGGAGCATCGTGTAATCTCGCTCAAGGCTCGCGCTCTGGCGGCGCCAATAGTCGCCGCGCAGTACGAATGCTGTAAAAGCCCCCGCGGCCAGCGCCGCGAACGTAAGTAAAATCAGATGTAGTGGATGTATGTACATATCAGATTACCTCCCCGTTTTCGTCTACCGCCCACGGCAGCGCCCTGTGTGTGTCCGTGTCCGTCTCGTCCGTCTGCATCATCTGCCGCAGCTCCCGCGCCAGCGCCTCAAGCTGGTCTAAAAGCTTGTCGTCTGTGATGCTGAGCGGCTGTATCAGCGCTTGCACCATAAGCCCGGCTTTTGCCACAATATACGGCTCGCCAGCGGCTGTCTCGCGCTCATAGAGCATCAAGTCCGGCTTGTCCTGCACCGGCGCGAGATAAAAAGGGTTGAGAAAGCGCAGCCCGTTCGAAAGCCTCATCGGCTCAAGAACCTCCGATGCGTAGCCTATGCTTATCCCTGCCTCCGGCAGCAGCTTGTCATCGATGCCGTCCGAGCAGTCGATGTGGCTCGGCAGGTCAGCCTTGCTCACCGCGATTTTATCAAAATCCTTGTCCTTTACGTCGAGCACTCGCAACACCGTCTCCGTGGTAAGCTCCGGCATCATATACAGCGGGTACATGCTGCGCCCGTCGCCTACCCACTGTATGCCACGCTCCGGGTCGTCGTAGAGGTACAGTCTCTTTGCGCGGACGCACAGCCGCGCGATTTTCGACAGCTTCATAAAATTCCTCCCATTTTTTCAAGCAGTGCGCGGACCGCGCCCGTCAGTTTTTCCGCTGTCTCCGGCGTCGCGGTGCGGATTCTGCCGAGTGCGCCCATAAGATCGTTAAAATCTCTCTGCGACTCCTCGCAGGCTATGAGTACCTTCATTTCGTCCTCCTCTTCGCCAGAATCTTGCCCATAATGCCCGCCTCTTCCAGCGGTACCTCGCGGATAACCAGCGCTTTCGGGGCGCGGACTTTGCCGGTTTCGTACAGCGGCACGACTATCTCGTCTGCGTCGGCCTCAAGCTCTAGCAGTGCTATATCGCCCCAGCCTCGCCCATACACAGCAGACCACCCCAGCGTCGCCATGTGTATTCCCTGCCCGCAATCTTCCGCGGGGTTGGTGGTAAACCCATTTGCCTCGGCGACCGCGCCGATGGTGTATATAAAATCGTTATCCCAATCGGCAACGTATTTGCCATCGCGTTTATGTACGGCCTTATACAGTCTGATTTTGCCGTCGGTTATGGTGATTCCGTTTGCCGACGCCCAATCGGTGATATTGTCGGGGTTGTACACAATGCGGGCATTGCCGGAGACCTTTATGTTGCCTCTTCTATGCGCGTCAACAACTTGGCTGTTTCCCCGCGCCACGACGGAGCTGTTGCCCCACGCCACGACGGAGCTGTTTTCCCACGCCTCGACGGAGCTGTTGCCCCT